CAAAGGAATCTAAAAGACTTGCAAGAGTTGTCCACTTTAATTTTACTTGCTCATAAGAAATACCAGGACTGAGAGCAATGTTTGGTGATGCTGTAGTAGATTCATAGTAAACTACTTCATTATCAATTAAAACAGAACCATCTTTAGTTAAAAAACTGTCAATACTCTCAACTACTATTTCATCAGCAGTTGTAGTAGTCGATTCAACCAACTTTGTAGAACCGTCAAGAATATCGATGTTAAGTTTATCAATATCAAGATATTGTAAAAACTCATTGACAATATTCTGCCCTAAACCAGTTTTTTCTTGAGAACGATAGTAATATTCAATAAATTTATTGAATAATGGATAATCGTTTCCAATAAAATCTGGAGTCTGTGAAACAACTGACTGAGAGACTTTATTAATGTTCATCTACACCTAGAAGCAAGAAGAGGATGTTAGATCACCTGCGTTTGAGATATCAGCAACAGTAATAGTTGTGGGAACCGTATTAAACACTGATGGCGTCAAACTATTTAGAGGGATTGTTGGAGGTGGAATCGTACCTACTGGAACAACTGTAACCTCTGGATTTATAATATTGATAATAGTTCCTGGTGTTGCAGCAGGAATAGATGCAACGTTTGCAGGAATAAACAGAACAGGAATCTGAAGACCTGTAGGAAGTAAATCTCCATTTGTTACGGAACCTGCACCAGTTGTTGAATCTGTAATTGTTATAGATCCAGTTGGAGGTGTATTGACACCTGAACCAATTATATTAACAGGACCAAAGCAAATTTGACCTGTAGCATAATTTACAGTTCCTGCAGCATTATTTGTATATACTTTCTTATTACCAGTGTTATAAAACGTTCTTAAGTTACCAAAACCATCATCTTCAAATTGTTGATCAATTCCTGGTCTGTCTGCTGTTCTAAAAGGTCCTGAAAGCAATATAGGTTCTTTTTTACAAGTAGTTCCATCGGAATTGCTTGGAGCACTATCGTATAGATCCGCACCAGTAGCAATACAGTAAGTATTAGTCTGATTTGTGTTTGGATAGATGTATTTTAAGATAGAAAGTTGTAAAGACACATCACTCAAACTATTATCAGATAAAGTCACCGCTTTTTCAAATGCTTGTGCTCTAAATGTAGAATTAAAGTTATTAATCTGAGTTTGTGTTGCCCAATCGTTAATTCCGTTCTGAATATTAGTTTTGATATCGGAAGTATTAGATGCAGTGCCAGGATCGTATTGTGCAAAGACTTTCAAATACAAATACATCTGTTCTGGGTCGATAACTACAGGATCAATTGATGCCATAGCATATTTTCTCAAATCTGCAGAAATTGACTTTTTAGTTGCATCGTTAAGTAAAGAACCAGTCTTAGTTTGAATTGCAATAAAGACTTTTCCGTAAATTGGAGGATTTAAAGAGTCTCCGCCATATGCAACAACAGAATCGGCGTTAGAATACACTTTTTTAGTAATTAACGCATAGTCTTGTGCTGTTACTGCTCTATATTGTGCAGAGTAGTATCTTGGCGCATTATATTTAATAGATTCTAAAGTTTCTGCTGCAGCACCGAGTTGTGACTTCTCTTTCATGCTCAAAGTGACTGATGTGCCACTATAAGCACCTCCAATATTGTCTGCAATCTGTCCTATAAACGAAAATGTTGTAATTTCATTTGCTTCCACACCAGAAGTAACCAAATACTCTAAAAGTACGACTTCTCCATCTTTTAATGCTCTACCTGCAGTGTCATCACCAAATTTTACCTCATAACGCATATCTTCACCTTCACTGAGGAAGTATGCACGAGTAGTTGCAGTCAAATCAGTGATTGTATCAGTCAGACTGTATAAATCTGATGTTGTTGATGATTCGTTAGGTTTTACCCTAACAGAAAGAGTTGTAATATCTGCATCCTCGGAAGGAACTTTATAAACCTGAGTTGCAAAGGTATTAACAACGTATTGGAAGGTGACTATACTACCTTCCATGATCATTACGTTGTCGAAAGTGCCAATACCTGTGCTAGGACTAACAGTAGTTGTAATATCTTCTAAAATGTTAAAAATATAATTTCCACCAGATGCAATAGCACCTTTTCTTAATGTTATGCTACTAGGATATGCTCCTGCAGTCTGTGTTGTTTGTACATCTAGTTTTAAGCATGCTCTAGATGAAGTAATTGAACGTGGAACGTAATTTAAGAGTTTTGCAACGTTAACAACATTATCTCTAATAGTAGCAGAAGGCAAAAATGCCTCGTTCATCGCCATATTAGCATTAAATGCAGTATAATATGAATTATACGCTAATGTGTCGATAAGATACGATAAAGAAGATCCTTCAAAGTCATAATCCGTAAATTCATTCCGACTTCTTAGATAGGATTTGATTGATGCTTTGATATCTTCAAAGTCTAATGCTGTGAGGTTATTTGGTTGCATTATTCAGGTCTCTGTAATACGAACTCGATAGTTTCGTTGATTGGGATTCCAACTATTTTAAACACAATCGTTACATTGAATGTATTTCTATCATAACGAGGTTGTACTCTAACTCCTGTCAAACGTACGCGAGGTTCAAAACGATTAATCGTATTTATGACCTCTTGTTTGATAGCATCACTTGTAAAATCGTCTAGAGGTTCAAATAATAATTTTGATATATTAGATCCTACTAGAGGTTGAAATGGTTTTTCACCAGGCGTGGTCATAATTAGATTTTTAATCGCCTGTTTGATTGCATTGTCGTTTTTCACGACAGCAACATCCTGTGTATTCGCATTTTTCACCATACCAAGTGAGAGATCCGTAAATGAACGAGATCTCTTTTGATCTTTACCTGATATTTTCTTTAACGCCATCTAATACGAGAAGTGCCAGTATTATTTAGCGTCTTTTTCAGATTTTTTCCTATTTGATCTATCAGAACGTGGATCAGTAATTAAATAACGACAATATTCGTTTCCATGATCATAAAAATGATCTGACATGTCTACAGGAATGTTAGCATTCCTTTTACCGTCAACGATTCTATTTGCCTTGCCCACGATACCTCTTCTTTGCCTTGTTCCTAGACGTGGCACTATACTTCGTGTGCTGTCCACGACCTTGTGCTGTTTTCTTTGGTTTACTTTCAATAGTGGGAGTTCCCATTGAATATCTTGTTGCCATAATTAAGCTCCTATGAATACATTTGGACTGCAACCCGCAACACGCGAGTTACACGGAAACGCTACGGTATTATCACCGAAAGGATCACCGAACCTTCCTGCACGACGACCATTGATCCAGACCGTCTTGCTAGTAGCGAGTAATTTTCTAGCATGACCTGGTGCTGCTTCTCTACCACCCGCAGTTCCTACCGTACAGTGCCAAGCAGGAGAAGATGTAGTATGAACACATACACCATTCGGAAGTGGTTTAACAACTGTGTGAGTATGAGAGGTTGGTGTAGGGTGAGTAATGAGAAGATCGAAATCGATAATAGGCATTATACCATTAACGATCACGTTCCGCACTAAAGCAGAGAAAGGTAATTGCGGATGCGGAGGCCATATGGTTGTAGCATCCATCGCATTAACTGGTTTGGGACTTACTCTTGGATCAAGAGGTGCATGTGGACAAGGAGAACCTTTCAATACTCCTCCGCCAAGACCAGGATGATGAGACGATCCTGTTCCTGCTCCGTGTCCTGTGCAACTTCCTGAGAATAATGCACAACCCATTGCTCCTGTTGCTGTTGGTACAAATGCCATTACGTTACTGTGTAAGGATTTCCATAAGACGATCCTGCTCGTGCAGCAGTATCACCCGCTCTACCAAGTTCATGATAGACTGCTAATGTTCCGCTACAACTCCATGCTTGACAACCAGGTCCGAGTAAACCAGACATTTGATAAGAAGTTACAATACTTTCACCGTTTCCACCTGTAGTTGTCCCACCTGATGATAAGGTTGGAGGATTACAAGTAAAGTGTGACGTACCTGAGTTGACGGGTGACATAGAAAGTGTAACATTTAAGTTCACTTTTGATGTAGCATCCGCACGATACTGAGTCATAATGTATTTAGTGCCCGTGGATGCCTCAGGAAGATTAATAAAAGGACCTTGAACAGTCTCAACTTTGTTTTCTCTGTAGTTAGTAAACTCAGGAATCACTTTTTGAGTCATTGAATCAAGAACTGTATCTCTATTCTCCACTCTTCGTGTCTTTTCTTCTTTTAAAGTTGTCTTTATTGAATCAGGAAGTCCAGAATCGTCTAAAAAGTTCAAACTATATGAATCAACTGGAGTAGCATCATAGAGAGGTTGTATTTGTTCGGCAGAATATCCCGTTTGATTCAGTTGTTGAACTCTTCTACGGTTAGGATCAGACTTTATAGTGATAGGTCTATTTTCAGTTTCCATAGTTAGTTGTGTTTCAACATCAAAAATTGAATCTAGAGTAGAATATTCGGTTTGTGATGCTCTAGGAGCATCAGGAGAGTCGATTAATTGACGTTTTTGGTTATTTTCAGTAAGTACTTGTCTTATTTGTGCGTCAGTAAGACCTAATTGTATGAAATTTTGGTATACGTCGGGATTATCAGTCGCAAATGAGTCAATATCAACTAGTACAGACTCT